TCAGTAAACCAATTTCGTCTACGCTCCCCTAGCTCCTGTTGGGTCTTAGCAGACTCTGTATATCGCTTATACGCCTCCATCTCCTCGGAGTCTACTCCCGAACGCTCACCACCACTTGACTCAAGTGGAAGCTTGTATTGTTCCTTCATATCCTCAAAGTACCCTTTGGCCTTTGCAATAGTCTTTTTCTTTGCTAGCTTTATTTTCTTTACGTCAGCCTCGTCATCCAAGTCCTCATCGTAATCAAACTCACTCAACATAATATCTATGTCATCATCATCAAGCCCCGTCTCCGTAGCCTTATAATATTGAGATAGCAAATAGTCAGGGTCCATATCATCAAAGTCTTCCTGTAATCTTTGGAAGTCATTGAATCCACGCCCTGTCTCTTTTTTATATTTAAGATAGGCAGCTACATCCTCAGGTAATTCCTCTGAAGACTCTCGCTCAGACATTAGCTCATCAAATGAGTTTATATCCTTGCCATATCTCTTACCAATATATGAAAGAACGTCTTCCTCATTTAACTCTGAGGACTCTTGTGCTTCGCCTTGCGGCTGTATTTCTTCTTGTTCCGGTGTGGTAGTGGCACCCTCAGTGCTTCCTTCCACTCCTGTATCGTTAGCTTGACCCTCTTCATTCTGTAATGATTCTTCGTGCTTGTCTAACAATTCTTTTTCTACCTCTTGTACAGATTTAGAATCCGGAGACTCTACTGCTTTTACTTTAATTTCCATTAGATTATATTTTTACAAAGTTAATTATTTTTTTTAACGTTTTTAGCGAGGTTCAAACTCAGCCATATCAAATCCATCAAGGCTATCCTCGTTAGACTCAAAGGTCTGTGGGGGTAGGTTGTTCTTTCTTTGATTGATAAGCTTCGACTGCTCACTGTTCTGCTGACTAATACGGTCTGACTTAGCAGTCTCTCTCTGATTCTCTCTATTCTGTAATGCATTCTCACTCATATCTCTGAGCTGCATATTGAAATCAAACTCAGTCTGCATAAGCTGCTTCTTGAGGTCTGCCTCGTTCTTAAGCTTCTCAATCTCAAAGGCAATCTCTGCCTGCTTAATCTGCATCTTACTCTGTGTCTCTGCCTGTATCTTCTGCATAGCTGTCTGCGCTGCAAGCTCTTGAGACTGCATCTGCTGCTGTGATTGCATAGCCTGCATCTGCATCTGTTGCTGCTGCTCACGTTCCTGCTTCTGCTTACGCTTAAGCTTTAATAACTGATTAGCCATCTTGAGGTTTCTAATCTCACGGATGTCAATAGCATCCTCAAGGCTAATGTCCTTCTGTGACAATGCCATCTGAATGTTCTGTTCTAGCTGTGCCTTCTCCTCCTCATCAGGACTAACCTCTATAAATATTCCAAAGTCATATATGTATAGGTCAGATATATCTCCAAGGATACTTACGTTGTACTTGCCTATCTTATTTATAAAGTCATCCTTAAAGTCTGAATACTCTAGTATATCAGCAACCCTATATGTTAAAGCCTCTGCTAATGTTCTATATATATAAAGACTACTGTCAAGTATATGTCTAGTTGCCGTGTTAGAGCTTAGTGCTGCAAGCTTCTGTATACCTACCAAAGCATCCGAGTTTGGTGCAGAACCATCCCTAGCCTCATTCAGTCCTGTGACAGAACGAATCATATCCATATAGTGATTGTAGTTATATATCAACATCTGTGACTTACTAGCACCTGATGAAGATTGAAGCTCCTTGATTGGAACCTTACCTTGATTGTATTCACCATCCTGAGTGTAGCTTCTACCAATAACACTACCTGTTTGAAAGTATAGTCTCAATGCATCCTCAGGATTGTATGCTGCTCCTGTACCTAAGTCTACCTCATTTAATCCATCGGCATCTATATATACACCATCAGGTACTACCCTAGATATTACCTGCTGAAGCTTTAGGTGTGTCATCTGAATCAAATCAGCAAAAGGAATCATCCTCCTAACCAAAGACTCAATAACACCCTTATACATTCTAGGTGCTGATGCTACATAGTTTGGTAGTGCGTGCTGACTTGCAGACTTTGGACGTACCATATTCCTAGCCATCTCCCACTTAAGAATAATATTAGTACCCATAACCATAACGCCATCATACCATACATCAATGGTCTTTTCAATCTTTTCAAATCTACCTTCCTCCATCATATCTGCAGGTGGGTTGAATTGGTCATCCTTCTCTATTACCTTAGAGCCACCACCCTCAAGTATCTTCTTCTTATATACTACCTTCTTAGTGGTCTTATAATTGAAGTACATAACGGTACAGGTATCTCTATAGAATATATCGTTCTCATAATACTGAGCTGTATTATAGTAGTCATACCAACTCTGACTGTACTTGCTTATCTCCTCTAAGTCCTCTCTAGTTAATGATGGGTCTATCTTTATAAGCTCAGTGATTGGTATTGTCTTTATCTCTCCCCAATAGAAGCAGTCCTTAAACTGTGGGTCCTCTGTATAGCTGTATACAATATTGGCAGGGTCTACATATGATATCTGAACTCCTGCTCCCGGTAAAAACTCGTGCTTAGCACAGGATATACCTAGAACCATTTGGTCATAGTCTAGTCTCTTTCTAATATCCTGATAATGATTCTCATCAAAGATAGTATTGATAGCCTCCTCCTCTGCTATCTCAATAGCAGGCTTGTAGTTTAGATTCATATATAACGAAAGCTCTTCGTCAGACTCAGGAAGGTTAGCAGGGTCCATAGCGAATGGGTCTACCCCTGACTTCTCTTGGATTATAGACAGCACCTCTTTAGACACCATCTGTCCCTCTATCATATCCTGATACTTACTACGCTTAGCCTGAGACATTGCGTCCTGAGCATAGGTATCTACCTTAAACAGTCTATCGCTCATACCGTTGACAACGATATCAACAAACTTAGGTATAATAGGTACAGGTGTCCAATCAAGATTCAAGTAAGACAAGTCTCCATCTACCGCCAACTCGGTTTTGTATTTAGCAATAGACTGCTCGCCTCTTGCATATAACCTTAACCTATTAAAGTCTCTCCATTGGCTATAGTATCTACACGATTGCCCATCCTTTCTAAACCACTCATACTGAATGGCCTGTCCAATCTGTAATCCGAACTCTTCTGTTGCTTTCTCAGCGTCAGAAACAAATTGACTTGGAAATCCTGTAGATGAAATGTTTACTTTTACGTCCTTCATCTTCTAATTATTTCGCTTCTTGTACCGTTATTGGTATACCTTGCAAAGTTAATACTTATTTTCGACTCTTTTTTCTCAGGCATATACGCCTGCTTTTGATTTGCCATAATAGCCAAACCTGAACTAATAGTGGCATCATACTTTGTTCTGTTACTAATATCAAACTTTGCCCAATCCTCAAGGGTTCTAGCGAAAGGCATAAAGCCCATCTCCTCTGAATCACGATAAGTACCCTCTATATCTAAGCCTACATACTTCTCTATATAAGACTCAATAGCTGAGGCGTGTGCCTGTTTAATGTCCTCGCTTGAGTTAGGTATACCACCCAACTCTCTCTCTGTCTTAGAGAGCCTGTTATAATGTTTGTCAGGTCTGTTTATACTAAATCCTCTATACCCTCTATTCTTAAAATGATATAGTAGCCTTGGCTTGTTGTTCTCTACAAGTATAGGCATACCATAAAATATACAGGCCATAAGCACCTCCTCGAAGAATATCTCTGCGGTCTGTGGTCTAGCAACATACTCTAGAAAGAACTCATTAGTAGGAGCGTCATCCATATTAAACTTTGTCAGACCGTGAAGTGCTCCATTAGACCCACCACCACCGACAGTACCTGATATATCATAGGAGTCACACCCAAATGAACCGATGTGTTCATTCCCCGGATACTTGGCACCTCTCTTATCAAATACATTATTCTGCAAATCCTTCTTTGGTAGCCAACTAACTAGGAACCTACCCCTCTTATCAGGAGCCCATACAACCTTGGAGTCAATGATTCCATTCTTCCAATGAAAACTTCCCCTAGTAAGGTGATGTTCAGTTATTAATGAGTCATTGTAGTCTATCTGCTGATACAACTTGGTTAGATTAAATAGTGACTGCTTGCTCTCATCTCTAAATGCGTGAGATTCAGTACGAGGAAACTGACGATAGAACTCGTTCAATGCATCGGGGTCGTTCTTTAATGACTCCACCTCTGCCTCCCAATAGTCTATAGCTCCATTATCAATCATCTCACCATCAACACCACGTATATGCTTTGTAGGTTTTCTGAATACAGGCATACCATATATATCTATGAAGCCCTCCATATTCCATTCCATAGGAATAAACAAGGAATACATACCACTCTTGGTCTGACCGTTAGCATTTCTCTTGCCTACATCAGAGTCATTATATAGCTTCTTAAACTCTTCACCACCCTTTGCTAGAGCATTGGAGGTTGAGCCCATCATACACTTACCTATAATCTTACTACCCAAACGTAGACACGTCTTTGTTACACGCCAATTATTTAGTATGTTGTTTGGTTTTAACCACTTCCCACTCTCATCGTGTACTAATAATAGAAGCTTCTCACCATCATAGCTGTTGTCATCTGTATTCTTCCAATCTATTGTAGTGTCTAACCCCATCAGTTCATCGACAGTGGTGTCATACATATTCTTCTTTGTAATCTTTGCAGCAGGAATCCTAAAGGCTAGCTCAGTCTTCGGCTTGTCCATACCATCCATAATAGGCTTGAAGAAGAATGGCAACCTACTGTTAATAGGTACAACCTTATCTGTAAACATCTTCTTAGCATCCGCACCCGTCTTAGATAGTATACCAACCCTAGAGTCTTTTGCTAGTGTTCCTGTATTCACACACTCTGATGAGCTCATAAATGAAAAGCCTGAACGTCTTATCTTTAGATAGTCCATACCAAAGCTTCGCTTGTCTGCCTTACACGCCTCCCAATATATATACAGAATTCTGTTAGCCTCCCGGTAGTCAGGGTATCCAACATCAATACTTGTCCACTGAAGATACATATAGTGAGCACCTGTAACATATGTAGGACTTCCGTTATTCATAAACCAATATCCTAGCTCACGCTTATCAAACTCGCCCTCTATGTAATCTACCCATAGGTTCTTAAAGTCTGTAGGCTTTTCGTTCCATTGGAATATAGATGTAATTCTCTCTAAGGGTTTAGGTATAGCATTTCTCTGCCAATACTGCTCAGATGAGGTCTTGCTTCTTTTATGAACATCCTTAGGTGATGCGGGTAGTGCCACCACTAGCCCTTTGATATTTATAATATCTCCAATCATACCTGTCTTAGAGATGATTACCATATCATACTTAGGGTCATAGCCATACAACCAACTCTTATTTCTATTCTTGTTGGTTATAACATTAGAGGGTACATACCCATCTAACACCTTACATAAACTATCTTGACCTTCTTTCTGCAAATCCTTGTTTTGTGTCTACCTTAGATGGACCCTTGTCGGCTATATCTATATCAGCACGCTCACTTTCAATCTTTGTAAGTATCTCGAACGCATCGAATATAGCTAATTTTTTTGTAGCTGCTGCATTCTTTAACCTGTCTGCCGCTAGCTCATCTTCAGGGTCTATCTTTATTATATCTTCCTTAGCTACCTTTATAAGCTGTTCGACAGCCTTCATAGCGGCATCTATAATCCTAAGCTTTATATCCTTGTTGTCCATTATATCTTTATTGTTATCTGATGGTCATACATCCTATATAGCTTCTCACCGTCTACCTCAAACTCATACTCGCTATCAGGCTTGAAACATACCATATCTCCACTAGATATACCCTTAGACTTTAGATAGTCATTAGGATACTTCATAGTACCTACCAATGGCTCTTCACTAAAGGGTTTAAATATATATGACTCTGATTTAGGCACGGGCTTTACAAAGCAGTATCTGTCATATGAGTACCACTCACCGTCTTGCTTATACATAAAGAACTGTTCCTCATCTATAAAGAACAGGTCATCCTTAAAGAAGCTCTTTCCGCTTTGCTGTCTACCCTTCATATCGTTATAGAACTTGAATACGTTATGATGAACTAGGAGCGTGTCTCCATTCCTTATTGGGCCTTCATATCCTAGAGGTGTCTCTACAACCTCAGCATATCTGTTGGATGCCTTATGGTCCTCCTCTGATGTGCTAGTAATAAAATCAATACCGCCAATAGACTTGACGTTATCATATCTCCTTCCGTTGTATGGTCTAGTTATAAAATAAAATGGTGACTTCATAGTGGGCTATGAGCCGCAACCAATGCAATCTATATGCGTATCTGTTGGTTTGACTCCTGTTAATTTCATTTGAATGTTATGAATCGCATCTGCGATTTCTAATTTATTTGTAAAGTCTGTTGCTGTCTCCTTCTTTTCTAGGAGTATAGCTAGCTCCTGCTGAAGCTCTAATCTTTTTTCTTCGCTCAATACTAAAAGTTTATGTTGTACTCAATGGATACAGGCATTGTATTTGTGAAGCTCTTCCACAACACTACCTCATCATCTCTCTCAATCCAAATCTTTATACTACCATCCTTCTTGTCGTGACGTATAAGGTGTATAATATACTGATTATTTAGCACGTTCTGTCCTACAAGGTAATGCATTGCACCACCCTTATAGTCAGGACCTATCGCTATCTTTCTGATATCCATCTATGCTTTTATATCTCCGTACAGGTACCAAGTGTCTATAGCTGTCTTCACAACAGTGGCTACTGAATACTGATGAGACAACCTATCGTGTCCTTGAGCTGACTGAAGTGTAACACCCAATGTTCCCACTACGGTAACAGTACCCGAACCCTCTTGAATTATGGTTATCTTAGTCCCTATAGCGAATGCTGCACCTGCGTTTGTAGGTATCCTTACATCAGTTGAGGTTGAGGTGTTTGTGATAACAACACCATTCTTGTCAGCAAGAATAATATTTGTGGTCGTAGCTGTACTTGTTCGTACTGTTGTAGGTACACTGTCTTGCCAAGTTAGTTTACCGCTTGCGTTTGAAACAAGAATCTGACCATCTCCACCTAAAGTGTTTGTGG